CCGTGGGCACTCCCGCCATCCACCGCGAACAGGCTAAGACCGTTCGTCAAGACGTGAACCGTCATGTGCGCGAACAGTTGAAGGAACTGGCTGCTGGCAAGTCCACCTTTGAAAAGAAGCTGGAAATTTTTGCTGACGAGTCGCAAATGGAAGCGTACCTCAAGGAAGCCTCTGCCCTGACCGCTGGCGGTGATGGCAAGGGTGGCCGCACTGGTTATGACCCTGTGTTCCGCGCATTGCGTCTGGCTAACCCCCTGCGCGGCGTGTCTCGCACTGTCGCAACTGACGGTTCCAGCTATCAGTTCCGCGTCAAGACCGGCAACGCTGGTGCTCAGTGGGGCTACGGCATCCAAAACAACGGTGCGCCAACTACTGAAAACACAAGCATCTGGCAAATCGTCCTCAAAGACATCAACGTGCAGTTCCCCATCCGTACTGCTGCGCTGGATGACATTGACGGCTTGGAAGCCAACGTGGTTGACGACATGCTGGCCGAATTCGCACAGGCAGAAGCCTTGTCGATGATTCAGAACAATGACCAGAGCGGTGACGGCACAACCGTTTCCACTGGCGGTGCTGACGGCGTGCGTGGCCTTGACCAATATCCCGGCGCAAACTCCACCTACACAGGCGGCAAGACCAGCGCGGCGGCTTTTGGTTCTAGCGGCACAGGTTCTACCAGCGGTTTGCACTCGCTGGCTACCTATGACCAGTTGACCACCAACGCAAACACCGTGGGCGCGAACAACATCAGCTACAACGATGTAATCAACCTCATCTACGCATTGCCTCAAGAGTACTGGACAGACAGCGCGAAGTTCGTCATCAACCCCATCTTGTTGAACGGCATCCGCAACCTGAAGGACAACAACGGCGCACCCATCTTCAACCGTAACGAAGGTTTGTCGGTTGAGGGTATCGTGGGCCAACTGTTGGGCTTTGATGTTGTGGTCAACAAGTACGTTGACACCCCATCGCAAGTGTCTACGGGTTCTGCTGGCACAAACAGCCTGTACCCCATGTTCTTTGCTGACTGGAGCCGCTTCCACACCATCATTGACCGCCTCAACATGGTCATGCGCAGGTACGACCAGACACTCCCCGGATTTATCACATTTTTCGGGGAAAAACGCCTTGCGACCAGCGTGCGTGATCCAAATGCTGGTGTGCGTTATCGCTCCACCGGCACTGCGACCTGATTGCAGTGAGCCATTGGCAGGGGCTACGGCCCTTGCCTTTTTTCACTTTTTACAAACGGACACACGCCATGAATATCACCGAAAAAGTCCTGAGCGGCATCAAGCAAGCCCTGATGGAGCACTCTGCCGTCAACATCGACCTGCGCGAAGCATCCGCCTTGACCGGTTCCGGTTCCAATGTCGGTGGCCGCGTTGTTTTTGATGATGCTTTTGCAGCACTACGCCTTGCAAACCCTTTGCGGATGGCCGCACGGGAAGTTCCAATCAACGGTTCGGATATGCAGTTTGTCGCCAAGACCGGCAATGCAACCAACCAAGCAAACCCTTGGGGCTACACGTTCACGCCCAACAGCGGAACACCCAACACCAACACCACAATCTGGCAGTTGCCCGTCCGTGCAATCACGGCTCAACTTCCGATTCGCACTGCCGTCCTGTCGGACGTCAACAACCTTGACCCAACCATTGCTGATGACCTTGCCCTTGAGTTTTCTCAACAGGAAGCACTGAGCATGGTTCGTAACAACGACCAAAGCGGAACTACCACCACCACAACCGGCGGCGAAGTGGGTTTGCGCGGTTTGGACAGCTACCTGAGCGGCGCGGCCAGCGCGTATGGCACAAGCGGCGTGAACATGACCAACGGCATTCACACGATTGCCACCGTCAGCTTGGGCGGCGTGACAGTGACCTACAACAAGATTGTGGACGCTGTTGATGCTTTGCCAGCGCAAAACTGGTCTATGCCCGGAACCATGTGGCAAATGACCCCAACTCTCATCAAGACCTTGCGCCAGTTGAAAGACGCACAAGGCTTGCCCTTGTTCCTTGAGATTGGTGAGAAAGACGGTTCTGCCGTGGGCAACGTGTTCGGCTTCCCCGTGATTGCCAACCCGTACTTGAGCGATGCTTTCCCTGCCTACCTTGGCAACTGGCCGCGATTCATGACCATTGGCGACACCGAGCAAATCACCATTCAAGGCTTTGAGCAGACAGCCCCCGGCTTCATCACCATGTTCGCGGAAAAGCGCGTGGTGTCCACCGTCCGCAACCCGTTTGCTGGCGTCCGCGTGTCTGCTGCTTAAGGGGTAAGCAATGAGCGTTGAACAAGTTGGGTATCTCAATTACGGTGCGCCAACGCGCAACCCGTTCAACTACGCCAAATTTGAGCAAATTGGGCGGGACATTTCGACCCAATGGCTCACAACGCAAGAACTCGCCAACCAACTCAACTTGTTTGAGGATGAGTCACAGGACGGGTTCCTTGAGGGGCTGGAACTGGCGGTGCGGCAAGCCATTGAGGATTTCATTGGCCTGTCGATTTTCCCAACCAGCTACCGGGTTTGGTACAACGCCACCAGCTTGTACGGCACACCCTTGACGCTGGATTTGCCGGAAGTAAGCCAGAACCAAAACGCGGGGCAACTTGGAGTCACAGTTAGCGCAGTTAAATACTGGACAGGTGCAACCGTTCCGGTGCTGAACACAGTACCCCCCAACCAATACTATTACGACCCTTCTGGCAACAAAATCGTGCTGCAACAACTGCCGTCCGATTTAAATTTTGCAATGACCAGCCCGGTGTTCTGCGAGTATGTGACGGCCGCAAACCCACTTGCTCAATACCCTGTTATCAAGCAAGCGGGCCTGTTGCTGTTCACGCACCTGTACAACAACCGAAGCAATACCACGGAAGTCCAACTCAAGGAAATTCCGTTTGGCGTTGCAACCTTGCTGCGCCCTTACAAGCCGTTGGTGATGTAAATGAGCATCCGCCGATTTGAAAACATTTCCGTCAACAACCTGACCTTTGGAAAAAACGGGTTCGGGGAGCAAAGCACTGCTCAAGCGGAGTGGTTCAAAACGCGGGCGGAAGTCCATGACGTGTCCAACAGCGTACGCATCAGCGAAAAATACCGGCTGTATCAGGATATGGTGAACTTGACTATCAGGTACACGCCCAACGCCAAAGCGATTGTGGACAACCAAAACCTGTACTCAATCACTTGGCGCGGCCATGATTGGCGAATCACAGACGTGCGCGAATCCAATGACCGGATGAGCGTGAAATTGATGTGCTACCGCACAGACCCAGTGACGGCGGTGTAAATGGCTCAACTCAATCCTGTTCTCACCGGCTCTGCGTCTTGCATTGCGGCTTGAATTTCCGCGTTGTCAATTTTGTAGTCTGCGGCAACCCGCATTGGGTCGCCGTAGGTTGCCAAAATCGCTTGAGTGGCTTGTTCAATCGCGGTCATTAGTTGTTGCTCCAGCCATACTGGTTGCCACGGGGATGAATTGTGAAATTGCACTTGGCTTCAGCGTTGGGCTGTGCGTCAATCTGGAAGTTGCTGACGCGGGCGTTGAACGCGTATGCCACAGTGTTTGAGCCTTCAACAGCGGCCACAACAAACGTGCGGTCAACGGTTCCGTTGGCAGCATCTGCGCGGATTTGCAACAGCGCAGCATCAGACGGATTCCAAGCGGCCGTAATACTCATGCTGGTCGGTGCGGCTTGTGTTGGAATTTTGTCAGACTGACGGGAACCCGCAACAGAAAAGTTTGCCACCGCATCGTCCGAACCAAATGGTGGGACAGCCTCAACAGGAACCAAGATGCCAGCGGCTCCGGTTCCGTTGGCGTCAGGGCCAACAATGGTCGTCACTTGCGCCGTCCAAACGGACAAGTTTGCTGTGGTGAGCGGTGTTGGCGTAGCGGCAGATTGCATCCACAAGGACGCGCTGAAACCGGGTAGAACTTTTGCAGGGATAGACATGATTGCCTCTTATGCGTTGTTGCTCCAACCGTATTGGTTGCCGCGTGGGTGAATGGTGAAGTTGCACTTGGCTTCCGCGTTTGGTTGCGCGTCAATTTGGAAATTGCTCACACGGGCCACAAAAGCGTAGTACACAATGTTGGTGCCGTCTGTTGCCGCAACGACAAAAGTGCGGTCAATCGTGCCGTTGGCCGCGTCTGCGCGCATCAACAGCAAGTTGACATCAGAAGGGTTCCAAGCGGCAGTGATGCTCATGCTTGTTGGGGCCGCTTGCACCGGAATTTTGTCGGATTGACGCGAACCAGCAACAGAAAAGTTTGCAACAGCGTCATCAGACCCAAACGCGGGCACAGCCTCAACCGGCAACAAATTGCCTGAGACAGCCAATGGTGCAACACTGGCAACCAACGACAGTTGTGAAGTTGTAAGAACGGTGGGCGTTGCTCCGGGTTGCGCGTACAGCGATGCGGAAAAACCGGGCAGGACTTTATTTGGAAGGGCCATTTTTCAATTCCTCAGTTTGGG